ATTTCTCCGAGGGGTTTCTCTCTTCTAGGCGCGGTCAGCGCCTATACCTCCTTTTGATATGCAAGCTAACCAACTTGAGAAGTTTACTTGGCGCGGCACTCGACGCACTTGGGGGAAAGAGATAATTTCTGTCTCTCCACCCCTCGTGCTCCCGTTTGACCGTACCGAGTCATTTGGTCCTCTTATGGAATCCACTTCCTTGGAGCTGAAGGTTCAGAGTGTTAACACTCCATCCTACGCTACCAAGAAGAAGTATGGTTTCCTTCCAGAGAACCCTTACTCTCGTTCTAAGCTTACCCAATCTAAGGGGTACGCCACATCCACGAACTACGGTTCGGTTGGTTGGATGGGCGCTTACGAAAATGAAGAGGTCGTTTTCCCCACCGCGAGGTGGAGTATGGCCTCCGAATTTCCGTCACCGGATACTACCGAGGTCGTCTCCGAGATCCTTAAACGGATCAAGGGGACTACTTGGAACTCTCCGGTAGCTGCCATTGAAGCTCGTAAAACAGCCGATATGGTCAGTTCTGCAGTGGAGAAGTTTATATACGCCAATAGGGCCCTCCGAAAAGGGGATCTTCAGGCGTTCTTCTCAATCTTCGGTCTCACCTTCTCACGAGCTGATGATCGCCGCCGTCAGGCGCGCTTTCGTCATGCCTATGGGAGGCGACCGGACGATGCTGCATCGAATGCACTACTAGAGTATTACTACGGTTGGACACCGTTGCTCATGGATATCCATGACGCTTGTAAGACTCTAGCTGACCGACTGCATTCACCTAGGATGGACACGACTACCGTTTCCGTTAAAAGAAACCAGTCTGTCTTCTCGAGAGGGGTTGACCCTGTCGAGTTATCACCGCTCACTAACGTTCGTTGGGAAATGGAATCTACATTCCAAATCCGGATGAAAGTTAGGTTCGCTTGCGACTACGCCGCCTCAGTTGCGTCGGCCTTGGGTATCTCAAACCCGCTTTATGCGTTGTATGAGGTACTCCCTTGGTCCTTCGTAGCTGATTGGTTCGTACCCATCGGTGACTTCCTCTCCTCTATCGATTCAACCGTTGGTAAAACTTTTCACTCTGGTATTTTGGCCATCTCGGCTAAACACCAGTACGATGCTGAATTCCTTTCTCGTGACGGCTTTAATAAAGGCTGTCACGGGTCGGATCAACGCACGTTGGTGAAGAAGGAGAGGTCAGTAATGACCTCTTTCCCTCCAATAGTTTTCCCTAATGTTGACGCTCACGCGTCGATACGCCGGATGACTGCTTCGATAGCCCTGCTTCAACAGCAGGTCGCTCGACGTCGACCTAAACCAACAGGTTGACGCTTGCGACATAGCTTGTACGACTCCTCGTACTACAACTCCTTCTCCCGTAACAGGGGGATTTCTAACGAAAGATACTGGAATGCCCGCAATTGGAAATCTCGTAGTGAACCTCACTGAGGATGGTCTCAACCAAAAGACCCTTGTGCCCATGCTCGCCATCCCTGGCAAGCAAGCACAGTGGTCTGAGGTTGTCTATCCTGAGCTCGAACGTATCGGGTTCGAATACGCGCTTCGGAAACCTGGAGCGCAATCGGACTACGCACGTCACTCGTTCAAGGCTACGGTCCCGGTGATGAAATCCATAGTGACCGACCCATCGGGGCCTTATCAGCCCCCACCGGTCGTGGACTATGTCCTCGCCGCAGAACTTCACCTTCACTGTCCCCCCCGAGCTACCAACGCTCAGCGCCTCACCTTGGTGACGCTGCTGACAAAGTTGGAATCTTCGGTTAAGACCTTGATGCAAGATTCTGTGGAAGGAAAGTACACCTACTAAGGTGCTTGACCATCGCCGCCTGGCATTTTGAAAGATGCTGGGATCCTTTTCACCTATTCACATAGGATTGCTATGCCTAACGGACATAGACCCGCGAAAGCGGGAAGGAAACCTGAATCTCGGATCATCAATCGGATATCTGATGATATTCCGGTTGTCCAGCTGGCCTATGCCTACCTGGAAAACCTTGATTCACCGCGAGCCTTGACTGCCTACCTCCTTCACTTGAACGGAGAGCATGAGCAGTTGGTGCGGCTTAGTTTTGATCCCCATAACTACATGGACCTCGACGAGGCACGTCGGTCGCTTCTGGCGACCGAGTTATTCTCGAAGTGGGACCATCTGGAAACGGGGATTGACACAAAGGCTGTCGCCTTGGAGAAGGGTTCGGAGGCTGAAGCTCGTAACCGACAGACCAACACTAGATTGCGAACTGCAATAGCTGGACCCGCCACCATGGTGGGTCCAGTCCCGTTTCACTCCCTCATTGAGAGAGCCCGGGCTTGTATTGTCGGAGTAATCGGTGTGAGACCTCCCGAATCCCTGAAGAAGTTCAGGAAATTCGGACCCGGTCGAACCACTGTTAGTTACGGTGCCGATGTCACCATCGCACATAAGTTTGGTGTAATGCCAGACACCACTGCTAGCGCGTTTGCATTAAGCGTGGCAATGCTTAATGAGTTACCTCGGTGGGCTGCCAGCATCTTAGATGCTGACGGTCCTTGTTCGATCCTCCCCAAGGTTGGGGCTATCGAAATTACTGAGGGGAACGTCGCGACTACAGTTCCCAAGAATGCCAAGACTGATAGGCTCATCTCCTATGAGCCCCATCTAAATGTTGCGCTCCAGCTGTCCGTCGGGTCCTTTATCAGGACTCGACTCCAGCAGAGAGTAAACATTAACTTAGATGATCAAACGATAAACCAACAACTTGCCGAACTCGGCTCTCGAGACGGGTCACTCTGTACCATCGACTTGTCGATGGCCTCGGATACTCTCTCGATCGAGACGGTCAAGGCCCTCCTACCGGAGGAATGGTTTCATTACTTAGACCGCATACGGAGTCGCTTCACGCGATGGCCGGATGGGTGGAGGAAGAACGCTAAGTTCGCCTCTATGGGTAATGGATTCACGTTCGAGCTCGAAACTTTAGTGTTTTGGGCCCTAGCGAGAGCGTCTGTTCCGGACTTACTGGAAGGTGTCAACTTTTCAGTGTACGGCGACGATATCATCGTTCCGAATGACTCCTATGAAGTACTCACTGCAGTACTCGACTTCTTTGGGTTTGCGGTCAACCCATCGAAGTCTTATCACTCCTCTTTCTT